CTGCATCCCCGACGTACAGCCACAAGAGGTTGATGCTGGACGCTTCCGCTTCCCAAGTGTTCGTCCCGCCCTGGCCGTATATCTCCAGCGTCCCGGTCCGGCTGGCGTATGTGAAGGACGCCCAGTCATAATCCACAAGGGTGATCCCATCGCTGTCCGTGACCCTGATGTCATTCCCGGAGGACAGGATCAGCGACCAGAACAGCTCCAGCGTCTTCGGGATCGTGACCGTGACGTCCTTGTCTGTAGAGGCGCCCAGGGCGGTCGCATCCACGGCGATGGGGAACCGGGCTGCAAAGGGAAGGGTACTGCCGGACAGCTTCAACCAGGCCATCATCTACCCCGGATGTATTGAAGGGTGATCAGGACGTCCAGGGAGCAGGGTTGGCTCTGGGCGTTGGGCTGGGAAGCGAAGCGGGGGATAAACTGCACGTCCGTCACGTCCAGCACATTGACCGCGCCCAGGGCGCCCCCAGGAAGCAGGGCAGCGTCCAGGGCGGTCATGACGTCCGCCTCGATGGTGTCCAGCTGTGTCTCCCGGCTGGAGTTGGTCCGGTCGGCGCTGTCAGCGTAGACGGTCAGCGCGTAGGTCCGCTCCGTCAACCATCCGCCCAGGGTAGCCTGGTCCGCACGGGCATAGCTGGCCTGTCCTCTCCAGACATAGGCCTGCTGGCCGGCCGGCCGGCTGCCTAGGGGTTCCATTCCGTGGAAGGTAGACCCGGACAGGTCCAGGGTGTAAGGGATGGAGCCGTTGATGCCCTGAAGCATCGACACCAGCGCCCCGCGTACCTGGGCTGGGGTCGTCATCGGACATCCAGAGACAGCAGCGGACGCAGCTCTGCGGCCAGGGCGTCATCCAGCTGGTCCAGGGCGTCTTCAAGCGCCGGCTGGAGGTATGGACGCTTCGGGATGCGGACGCGGCGGACCTTGCGCCAGCCTCCGTCCGGAAGCTGGAAGACCAGCCACGGCCGGCCCTCGATTGTCCCGCCGATCTCATGGATGCGGGCATAGGGAACCCCGCCCTTTACAGCGCCCAGGGTGCCAGTGACCCGGCTTCCCGTCGTGTCTACAGTGTGGAAGATCGAGCGGGCCAGCCGGCCGGTCCTACGCTGGAGGACGGCGCCGGTTGCATTGCGGACGGCCCTCCGCTCTGCATCAATCAGGACGTGTTCCACGGCGTCGGTGACCGCTTCCTGGAAGTGCTGGCGGGCATACCCCAGATCCAGGGGAAACTGCTGGATAGGACGGCTCACGGGATGTAGCTCCCCGGGAGTCGGTACGGCTCCAGCAGCTGGGCGACGTGGGCGGGGACCGTCTCGTCCCTGTAGGCCGTGTTCAGTCCGTCCGGCGTGGATGCGGTCGACACACCACGACGGTCCCGCAGGTCCAGGAGATGGAGGACCATCTCTATGGCCGCTGTCTCCAGATCCGCAGGGACGGAGCTGAAGCCGGCGGTACAGATGACCCGGACGGCGCGGGCGGTGTGACTCCATCCGCCGTGGACGGCGTCCACCTTCAGGACGATCCGCTCCCCGTGGTCACCGCGCTGGACGTAGTCGCTGGACGCGACCAGCTCCGCAGACGTGTACACTTCGTCGGGGTCGTCGTGGATGGAGGTGATCGCGGTCACCGGGTACGGGTCGATCTCCAGCACACGTCCGGAGATCACTCGTAGGGACGGCGTCCCGCTGTAGAGGGTATAGGATGCACTCTCCAGCGATGGAGCGGCCCCAGCGGATGCTGGGGGGTATCCACAGAAACGGGCCAGGGCGACGTCTGCACGGGCGATCAGTGCCGACAGCACAGACTCGCTGGCTGTCAGGTTGGGCGCCATTGCTGCGACGTTGGCCGCGCTGGTGAGTGCCACGGGTCAGACCTCAGTTCAGGAGCTTGTAGACCAGGACAACGGACAGCTCGTAGGCCGGACCCGTGCCGGCCTTCGCCACGGCGAAAGTGACAGCGTCCCCGGTGTCAAGCTCCCGCTCTTCGCCGTCCAGCGCAGTCAGGATCGTCTGCGCTTCGGAGGCGCTTGCAGACAGCGACCCGCCGGCCACGTTGGTCTGACGGCTGAAGATGTCCTGGGAGTTTTGCGTAGCGGTCACCGTGATGTTGTTGGTGTCGTTGGCGGTGACGGCGGTGAGGTTGGCGATGTAGGCGCGGACAATCGTGCCCTTTTCGGTGTAGGGCCAGATGACCACGGCGCTGTCTGTCGCATCGGTCCCGGACATGACTGGACTGACCAGGACACGCTCATTGATTGACATGATGATACTCCAATGTGTGCGACACCCCGGCCGGCCGGCCGGCTGGTCAGGGTGTCAGGATTGATCAGGACAGCCAGTTGTAGCCGAAGCGGGCGACAGCTTCCGAAGAGCCGGACACCGTCTTGAAGCAGCGACGGAGGGTAGCCACGACGTGGGTCCCGCCGGTCTTGATGTCCCGCTCCATCTCGACCAGGTTGCCCCGGCGCTGGTAGTGGAAGAACGCGGACCGGTCCACGGCGATGGCACCGGAGAGGGCGCCGGAGCCGGTATACAGACCCGTCGCGGCCAGGTCAGCGGACAGGAAGCGGGACACGATGATCGGGTGACCGAAGACGGACGCCAGCTGGCCGGACAGGAGGGTGGCGCCCTGACCCAGCTTGTCCAGCGTCAAGACGTTGGAGTCGGCCAGGAGCTTCTGGTAAAAGACCTCCGGCGACACGATGATCGCCAGCTGCGACGCGGCGCGCTCTCCCATGCCGCCGATCAGGTCCGTCATCAGTCCGGTGACGGTCTGAGCACTGCCCATATCGACAGTCTGGCTGCGGTCCGCAGCGAGGGCACGAAGACCCAGGAAGATCCGGCGGTGATCCGCAGCACCGCCCAGTCCGGAGGCGCCCCAGCGGGAGCGGATGTTCCAGGAGCTGATCGCGTCCTGGTGTGTCGCGGCAGTGTCCCCGTTGATCATGGCGTCTTCGTAGCCGTCATTCAGGGCGTCCACGACCAGACGGCGGACCAGGGGCTCCATTGCCACCACTGCGTCTTCAGCGTCCATCTCGTCGTACACGACCCGGACAGCCCAGTTGGTGACCGTGATCGTGGTCTCCGAAGTGACTGGGGTGGACCCGGTGTAGTTGGTTGGGTCGTCGCTGCTGATCGCGTTGCGCTTGTAGGGACGCACGCCGGTCGTCAGCTTCGGCTGGAGCATGGTCGCGTTGGGCATGTCGACGATGCCGAAGAGCTGCGCGACCGCGTTGGGGACCTGGAACTCCTCGTAAATGCTCGGGAAGGTTCCGTCTGGAATCCACTCCGCACCGCTGCCGGCCGTGTCGGTGATGGCCTTCTCGATTGCGCCCCGGATGCCCTGGGGAGCACGATGGAGCAGGGACAGGATCTCTGCATCGGTGCGCGGGGTAGCCGGGTTCTTTGCGACCAGGCGGACCAGGGACCGACGTTCCACGGCGCTCTGGAGCTCGCGGTGCCAGTCGGTCAGGACGGTCTTGTCGTCCAGCAGTCCGGGCTGGTCGATCTCAGCGACACGCCCGCCGAACCTGATGCGACGGACTCCGCTCTTGAGGTGGACGCGGCCGCTGTCGTCGGTGTAGCGCTGGACCAGCTCCCGGTCCGGGGCGCCGGCTGCGGTGCGCTGGGCAGGACGGGCCTGTCCTTCCAGGACGCTCTGAAGCTTCGCAGACAGGTCAGAGACGGCGCGCTGGGTCGCCACCTGGTCGCCAGCAGTCCGGGTCAGGACGGCGCTGGCTTCCTTCAGGTGCTCCCGGAGCGTGGACTCCGTGATTTTGTCAGGGACGGACAGGCTCTTGGTTTCTTCGCCGAACATACCGGCTACTCCTTCAGGAAGGGCAGGCCGGTGGCCTGCGTTGGGGACTCTTGAAGCCAGGACAGGGCGTCCGGCTCCGGTGCAGAAGTTACGCCCAGCAGCGCCCGCAGGCGCCGTCTGTTTGTGGCGTTGGACAGCAGCGCCCGCAGCTCTTCGTCCGCGGCGTCTGCACTGGCAGCAATCAGGGCGCTCCCGTTGGCGGGGACCGGGGTAATGCTGAACTCAACCAGTTCATTCTCTGAGGCGACGATCCCGAAGCTCTTGGGATCATAGCGTGGATCGTCCTTCGGCAGCTCGGACCGATACTGGACCGCCCCAGGGAAGAAACCGACGGAGCCGGCGCTGATGAAACCGCGCTGGATCTTGCCGGCGACCTCCGCAGCGAACGGGTCCGCCAGGTCGAACTCCATTTCGATCTCCAACTGGCCGTCCACGACTTCCACGGCTGTCGCCCGTGCGATGGGCGGGCGGGTTGAGTCGTGGTTCCAGAGGATCACGGGGTTCCGCTTGTAGCTTTCCAGGTGCCAGGACTGCTCCACGACGTCGCCCATCCGGTCTACCTCTGCGGTAGATGCGACGAAACGGAAGACGGACTGGATCAGGGGCTCTTCTTCGTCTGCGGCCAGCTGTAGGCGCTTCAGGGTGACCCCAACATTGTGGCGCACGTCGGCCTCCTTTTCGGCGACGTGGCGCCGACTTTGTTCCTTCTCTGCTTCGTCGGCCGCGTCCATTTGGCGTCCGACCTTGTCTGCCCAGCTCCGGCCGGGGTCACCGAACCACGCAGCCCAGGCGACCCGCCCCGCCGAAGGGTATCCAGGCTCCCCAGGGTTGAAGCCTTCCCCTTCCTGGTCGGACTCGTGACGGGCGAACCACGCCCGCATCTTCCGCGCCTTCTCGAAGGTGATGTCTTCGCCGTTGGCGACCTTCCGCGCCCAGACCTTCGTGGACTGGACCATGCCATCCCCGGCCAGCCCGTCCTCTATCCAGCGGACAGCGCGTTCTGCTTCTTCGACCATCCCAGCGGTGGGCGTAAAGTCAATGTGATCATACTTCGTCGGCGTCGGGCGGGTGATCAGGCTTTTCAGGTCCTCTTCGGTGACAGACCGGTAAAAGCAGCGGCATTGCGGATGCCTGGGCAGCTCGGGACCGTCGTGGCTTCCGTCGGGGCGGACCAGATAGACCTCGTCGTGCTCCGGTCCGCAGATTTCACAGACCCGCTCATCCACGGCGGTCTGGTAGCGGACAGCATAGGGGACGGCCCGCTGCTGGAAGGGGATGACGTTCCTGACTTCCGGCTCCGGCTCCGCAGCTGGGACCGGCTGGCTGGCCGGCTGGAGCATGGTTTCATCTATTTCGGTGAAACCTTCAACCTGTAGTGCTGCAATGGGCTCTATACCGAACTTCTCAACCAGTAGAGCCGCCCGGGTCATCCGGTCCGTCCGGGACTCCTGGAGGGCTTCGACGTTGCTGGTGTCGTGTGCGACCCGGTCCGATACCCGGCCCATCCGGACGGCGACGACGGACAGCGCATCTTCGACCAGAGCGATCAGCCCCAGGAGGTTCTGCCAGTAGATTCTGTTCTGCTGCTTCGCCGTTGCAAAGTTGGCAGAGGGCAGGAAGAGCCGGACGTAAGCCACGCCGACCACGGCCAGGATTGACGCCCGCGTCCAGTCCCGTGCGGCGCTGAACTCCATGTCCCGGGCATTAAAGGGCAGCTGGGTAATATCGACCGGCCCGCCGATGGGCACGATTCCGGTTCTGTTGGCGTGTCGCTGAATGGATGCAACCAGCTTCTCCAGCACGTCCGGACGGATAGAGGCGCCGTCCTTCGGGCTGATCGTCATCGTCGGCTGGCCGCGGCCGGCTTCGTCGCGCCATCTCTGGCTGGCCGCATACTCTCCGGTCAGCTCCGTCTCCAGCACTTCGATGACACCTTGACCGTAAAGACTCTGCGGCCCGTCTCTGTAGCTGGTCTGACGGACGTGCACGACGTCGTCCGGGCTGTAGTCCGTAGAGACGCCCTCTTCGGTGTAGCGGTACGCGGCGACCCCGCCGGAGCTGGAGGGGATGATCTGGACATGCTCTGGATGGAGCCGGACCAGACTTGTAACGCTGCTACCCCGCCCCAGGATCAGGGCGAAATAGTTGCCGGTCAGGAGCAGGTCCACGATCATCTGACGGCGCCAGAGTGTCGGCCCAGTGTTCGAGGTCGGGCGCTCCATCAGCCGCAGGAAGGGGTGACGCTGCACGGCGCGGTTTCGGTCACCGACCAGGCGCCGGACCTGAAGCGGTAGACCGGCGATGTCTGTCGCCACGGCTTCTACGGCCGCATAGATCCAGGGGAACTTCCCGAAGGCGCTCATGGAGTTGACAGCCGGATAGGGCTGCTGGACGCCAACCTCCTGACCCCAGGCGTGTCCGTAGCGGATCTGCTCTGGCTCTTCCACGACTTGGAGCCGACGGATAATCCAGCGCCAGCCGTCGGCAATGCGGTCCGCGATTGTTCGGGATTGACTCACAATAGACCGGATAGCCCAAACAAACCCGGATAGTCAAGGGGCTGTCTTCGGCCTCTTCGCCGTATTCGTCGGGGTATCCGGCCGGCCGGCCTGTCTTGTTCAGCGGTGACGGCTGGGGCTCCCTACACGCCAGTAAAAGAGCGCCCCAGCCGGGGGGATATCCCCGGTCAGTCTATCACGGACGCCCGCTGGAGCAGGGACTGGAGCCGGTCGTGTGCTTTGCTGTACCCGACCCGGGCGCCGTCCACCTCTTCGTCCGATCCCATGAACAGGGCATTGACGTACTGTCTATGCATCTCTTCGCTGGAGTATCGTGCGGCCAGGATGTCCAGCCAGAGCCAGCCGACGTCATTGTCCAGGGCTGCGGCGACTTCGGACAGCTGCTGGAAGTGTCCAGCGTCGTACAGGGACCGGAGGGCTTTAGACACGTCGTGGACTCCTGGGGTGACTAAAATAAATATCAGAAACCCCTTGACCGTCCGTGCTGGCTAATATAAATAACAAACATCGGGGGCAAGCAAGATAGCCCAACCCGGTCCCAGAGAGCTGGCGATAACGGCCGGCGAAGACGAAGGGACACAGCACGACACGCCCCGCAGGGGCACGCAAGCAAGCAAGCAAGGAGGACAACATGGACAACGAAGAGCTTAAGGCATTGGAACAGCTGCTGGGCGACCTCGCACCGCAGCACGACAGCCCCGAAGCGGTGGACGCTATGCTCTGGGATCTCGACGCCGACGAAGACGACGAAGAGTATCTGGAGTATCTGGCAGCCCAGGAAGCCTTCCACGCTGCACACGGCGCGGACGCTTCCCTCTACTGACACCGAACCAGGGCGCCCTCCCCCAGCTGGAGGGCGCCCGCATAGGAGCACGAAACAATGACCGAAGCAGAGAAGATTGCGGAGCGCTACGAAGTCGGGGACCGCTGGGAAGATGACGACGGTGTAAACATCCAGGAGCTACTGGAAGAGAAAAAGTTTACCTGTTGGGACCGGCGGGACGGGCTGATGGTCTATGAGCTGATGGACGGGAGCATGATGATGGTCAGCCCGGGTCACTGGGATCTGGTCCGCGTCAACGGGAGCCGCTGGGAAAACAGCAACGGCGACCCGATAGCAGAGCTGCACGACTGCGGCACGCCGAAGGGCTGGGGGGACCGATGAGCCGGACGGACTTCGAGGACCTGTTCTGGGAGCTGGAGGGGTGCGGCCTGGCTGTCGCCCTCTACAGCGACCCGCCGGAAATTGTCTGTCACAAGGGCGCCGTGATCACCCCGGAGCCCGACGGCCACGGATGGCGACTGACCCTGGGCACGGTCCCGCTGGACTTCACGGCGCACACAAGCACGAAGATGATCTTTCTACTCAGGAGGTACAACCGATGACACCACACTATCCTGACCTCTCCAACGCCAGCCGGGAGGAGCTGCTGGTCCGGCTCCAGGAAGTCCGCTTCATTAATACCGTGCTCCATGAGCAGATTGTGGCGGAGCGCCAGCGGGTCCAACAGATGGCCAGCGAGCTGCACGCCATAAAGAAGCAGATAGCAGCAGAGTAAGCCAACCACGGCGACGACGAAGACGAAGACAAGGACGGCCCCGGGGCAAAAACCCTGGGGCCTTTTGTTTGCTGAATCCACAAGAAACCCAGGCACAGACTACCGGCCGGCCGGCCGGCCTGTCAAGCCCCAGCTGCCAGGAGTGCATCCAGGACCAGGCGCGCAATCTGGCGTGATGTCGCTTCGCTGGGGGAGCTGCTGGAGCTGGGGGAGTAGGAAGCCAGGAGGGTGGATACCTCCGACGCCGACAGGACCACGGGGATCTGGTAGCCCTCGACGACGAAGTAAGCGCCCACGGTAGACTGGCCGCTGACGGACATCTGCTGGACTTCGTCCTGATTGACTTGCATTGTGTCGACTCCTTAGATCGTGACGTTCAGGGACAGCGCTTGCAGCCGGACGGAAAAACGCTGCTGGTCGTCTTCGGTCACCGATACGGAGCCCTCAGTGCCGACGCCCACGAATAAATACTGGTTCGCAGTAGACGCCAGCGTTTCGTCCTGTCTTTTGGCATAGTGCAGCGTACTGTTGACCAGACCGGAGCTGTTGAGGTTGGCGGCCTGGCCGCCCATCATGTTGCGCCCGCCCCGGAAGACGTTGCCTGACAGGGTGTCATTGCTGGCGTTGTCTGCGGCGTTCCTTGTGTTTTCGCAGAATACCCCTCCGCCCGGGTTGCCTGTCGTGGTCTGGTAGACGATCCCGCCGGAGGCGTCCAGCGTGGACGCGGTGACGTTGGTGGGGTCGGTGCATACGCCGAAGACGATTTGATGGTTGAAGTCTTTGACCGTCGTGTCCGTCTTCCCCAGGAAGAACGCATTGATCAGGTTGTCACTGGTGATCTGGTTCCCGTCGATGCTCAGGAGCTTGTACCATCTCGGTGCGCGGATCGTGGCGCCACTGTGCCAGACGTTGTTGGTTGACGCGCTTGCAGCGTACCAAGTGACGGTATTGTACCCGCCGGAGTGCGTGACGCTCTTGACCAAGCTGTCCGGGTCATACAGCAGCCAGGAGCCGTCCGTCAGGTCTACCAGATCCGGCGAAACATTGTAGAAGCTGGCCCCAGCAGCCGCCCCAGCTGGGCGTCCAGCCATTGGGTACATACTCACGCCGTCACCCTGTAGAATACGTTCTGTGTCCCACGTCCGGAGCCGGTCGCAAAGTAGACCACCTTATCCCCGGTGTTATCGGTGCTTTCACGCCGGTAGACTTCGACCCAGACGCTATTCGGGAGCGTGACGGCGTCCGTTGCGTTCCCGATAGAGAAGGTTCCGTCTGTGTTGTCGGACAGATAGACGTTGAGTGCCTGGGCACGGTCCCCGATTGTGATTGAATTTGCGGACATCGTCTCTGTCGTGGACAGTGTCCCGGTCCCTTCCAGGGTGACGGATGCAGTAGCCATTTATTTTTCCTCCCCAGCCGGCCGGCCGGTCAGTCTGTGTAATGTTCGGGCGACCAGCTCCCTGACGGCGCGTAGTCTCCAAGTCAGGTGCGCGAACGGCGTCCACTCTGCCGGCAGCTCTGCATCCGGACGGACCCGGGCGCCTGGTTGGGGCGTCCAGCCTCCCGCCGGTGTGACGGTGACCCGCTCCCTTTTCCATGTTGCTCTATCCACGGCCGCCCCCCTTGCGTTCGGTGACTTCAATGGCCCGATCCAGTCTGCTATGGAGCTGTTGGAGCGGAGCCAGCAGGCGCTCCAGGCTCTGGTCCCGCTTGTGATTGTTCAGCTCGGACTGGAGCCGGGACACGTCTTCCTTTGCGCTCGTTGCAATCGCCCGGACCAGGGTGACGTCGTTGGATAGCTTGTCCAGCTTCGACTCCAGGCGGTCAACGGTGCTCTGGTAGTGCTCCAGCCGGTCCTGCAAAATCTGGTCTGCATTGTCGCGGGCGATAGCCGCGGCCGCTTTTGCGGTCAGATGCTCCCGCCCTTCCAGTCCGGTCCGGTGTCTCTGGTACCAGATCCCGGTCCCGCCCAGGGCGGTGATCAATGCGGCGACGATTGCGCCGACGGCGTTGGGGTCAACGCCAGGAGCAGCCCAAGCCGTCGACGGGACGGCCAGCAGGACGGCCACGACGACAGCCTGGAGCAGCATCAGATCCCCCCGTCCATTCCCCAGCCGCCCGGGTCGCTTGTGACTTCCAGGGCAGACGGACGGGACTCCGGGACATCCACGACGGACACCGAAGCGGCGACCGGCTGGCCGGCTGGCCGGCGATTGTCCACGATCCTGGGGAAGCGTCCCCGGACTTCGCCCAGGGTGGGGATGTCACCACGGCGACGACGGCGCCGACGTGCAGCCCGGACGAAGAGCCGGAGCAGCTGCTCTATTGCCAGCCCGTCCAGCAGCTCCACAATCTGACCGGCCAGCCCCGGAAGGACTTTCTCCCAGTCCACGGCGTCGTCCAGCTTCCCAGCCAGCAGCGGGACGGAGTCGACGTAGCGGTCCCGGATCTCTTCGTAGACCAGCTCTTCGTCCAGACCCAGATCGAAGAGGTCCAGCGCTTCCTGCACGATCTTGGGGCGTGCTTTCTGGATGGCTGCCTTCAGCTGTCTCAATCGCTCCTGGGCGGCTTGTAGGATCTTCGCTTTCATAGGGTGGGCTCCATTAGGTGGGGTTGACGTACAGGGCATCCTTCGCAAGCGATAGCAACGCCTTTCTGTCGTTAAGTCCGTTCGTTCCGCCGTTGATCGCACGGGTGACGGCCCGCAGGTCGTCCCGGTCGGCGTCCGCGTTTATGTTCCTGTCCAGCCAGTAGAAAGCGGCCAGTCGATAGGCTACCTCGGGAAGCGCAGCCAGCTCCGGCTGGCGTTCCAGATCCAGCCCCAGATAGGCGCCGGCGCGCCGATAGTTGGCCCGCCCGGTCAGCTGGATGACTCCGCGGCCCTTGTACCGGCGACCGTCCCCGGGCTCTGTGTTGCCCAGGTCCTTCCGCCCTTCGTAGGCGTCCCCGCTGGCATACTCTGTAAGCGCCTTGAAACGGTCACTTTCATGGGCGATTTGAGCGATAAAATGCGCCGTTCTAAGGGGTGTAGCCGCTATTTCGTACGTAGCAGCCTGTAAAAGCCGCAGGTGTTCGGCGGGGAAGGTCTTTGTGACTCTCCGAAGGTCCCCCAGCTCCAGCCAGTTGACGCCGGAGATAACCCTGGCCAGTCTGCGGTCCAGATCAGCGACCAGGACGCCGGATATCTGGCCCGTCGGACGCAGTCCTGCGGCCCGCTCTGCTGCCTTGATTGCAGACGCGGTCCTCCGTCCGGCGACACCGTCCAGCGGTCCCGGCTCATAGCCCAGTCGGGCCAGGGTGTGCTGGACGCGGAGTATCACGACTGCCCACCGATGGATGCGGCGACGATCCGGTAAAGAAGCGGCCGGCCGTCCGGTCCGTTCCGTGCTGCGTAGGCGCTGATTGACTCGATGTAGATCGGCCCGGTCAAGCCTTCCTTGACCAATGCGGGAAAGTCTGCGGCGTCCGCGTTGGGACGGAGCGGGGACGATGTCGGCGCCCTCCAGGACTGACCCTGGAAGGGCTCGGGGACATGATCGACAACGAAGGTCTGGAGCTTGGGCAATGGTTTCTCCTTAGACTCTGTATACCGTAACGGCGACCGATAGCGAAACACTCCCGGCGGTCGTTGCCATCGTGATCCCTACCGTCACGACACCTTTGGCGCTGACCCACGCTGCTGGAGCACTGCGGACGGTGCTGGGGGCGTTCTGCGCCAGCCCTACCACGACCAGGTCCCCAACGCGGGCATCCGTCACATTGATCGTGTCCGTCAGCCATGCGTTGGGGACGCCCGGGTTGTCTACGCTGATCGTGTCCGTCTTCAGGGCTCGCAGACGGGGACCTCCGGCGGGCTCCGGGAGCAGACGGAGCCGGCGGGAGCCCAGGGCCAGGACCAGCTGCTCCGAAGCAGCGTCCAGATACAGGACCGGCCGGCCGGCCGGCGGGTCGGGGATCTCCCGCAGTCTGGGGAGCGC